GCAATCACCGATGAAGTCGGTAAATTAACGGATGCAACCCGACAATTAATAACGGCCGTTTCTGGAGCTATGGCTGTTGGAATAGGTCTAATAGCTGCTCGGTTTGCCTCAAATGCACAATACTGGCTTATTATCGGTATTATGGTACTCGTTACTGTCTACGTTTTTATGGTTGTTTGGTCTGGAAGACAATATGTCTTGCTTCAACAAAAGTTGCGGGCTGATTGGCAGCCTCGCTTGTATAGATTTTTGCCGCAGGAAGATTACGATCGCATGGTCGCGAAGCCTGCGGCAGAAGCAGAAAGAGCATTTTGGATTACGGGAATTATTGGTTGTATTGCGACCCTATCTCTGCTGGGGATCGTCATATTAATTGCTTTGTTCCCAGGAAATATATTATTTTCATCCAGTGTTCAGACTGATGTGCGGACGTCCGTTCAACCTGCATTGCCAGCTGTCATGCAGCCAACCATTCGCAAGATAACTCCTATTGCGCCTGATCTATCGCATGGCGCATCAAGTCCGCCTGATAAGCCACCGGTGAACAGTGTGGTCGATCCTGGGGCCTCACCGGAAGGAAAACCGAATGGCTCCCCGAAAATAAATGCCCACTAATCGCGGGCAGTTCGCAGGATTCGATTTTTGAAAATGTCAAACATTGACATACCGGAAAAATTGGCATAACTCTTGCTTCAGGGCGATCCGGGGTAATCGCGTGAACACGCCGCAGCGGCGAGAGTTCCCATCCCGACCCAGCCAAGCGAGAGCCGCTTGGCGCGATGGTTCACTATGGGGATAGACCATAGCGTTCGTCACGTCTCGCAGCACACCTTCAACAAACTTCAATCCCTTGAAACGTCTTCGTATCCTCGGCTCCAAGTCGGCTGGCGAGCGCATTCTTGCGCGTCGTGCTTATGACCAGTCACGGTCATCGCCCGAGACGCGGCGGCTTTATTCGACAATTCGATGGGCGCGGATCCGGATGGCGCAGTTGAGCGCCGAGCCGCTCTGCCGGATGTGCGCCGAACGCGGCGGTGTGACACCTGCGACCGTCTGCGACCACGCGACACCCCATCGCGGTGACGCGGATCGCTTCTGGGATGGCCCGTTTCAATCCCTCTGCGCGCCCTGCCACAACAGCGACAAGCAGCGGGCGGAGCGTCGCTGAAGGGCGGGGGGTATCAAAAGTCTGGTGCCCCAGGCGCGCGCACCGGTCGGCTAATGCCGTCCTCGGCGGCGCGTTATTTTCGGCACAACTATTTTTTTGAGGACCCACTATGCCCCGGCGCCGGCAACCACTTGAGATCCAGGAGGCGATGGGCTTTCCGGGCCGTCGGCCGGGCGCGGCGAAGAAGGCGAAGCGCGCGATCGACGCCGCGCTCGCCGCGATTGAGGCCGAGCCTGTTGTCGCCGACCCCTTCGCGCCACCGGCCTATTTCCGCAGGTCGCCGGCCTACTATCGCCGCGCCCTCGAACTCTGGGCCGAGCTTTCCGCCGTGCTGCGGTCGGCGGGTCGACGCCGCCCCGGTTACCGGCAGGCGCTCGCGCGCTATTGCCTCTGGAGCCAGATCGAGGAGGAAGCCTTCGAGACCCTGCGCAAGCAGTGCCCGAAGCACGATTACACGATCGAGTGGACGCCGGTGAACGGCACGCCGCGTCAGGGCGTCCATCCCGCGTTCACGCTGATGCAGCAGGCGCAGCCGATCTGCCGCGAGCTGGAGCTGCAGTTCGGCTTCACGCCGAAGTCCGATGGCGACCTCGAACGCGTCGAGAGCTTCAACCGCTCGCAGGGGCGGCTGCCGTTCGACATGCCGACGCAGCGTGCCTCCGGCCCTGCCGCGACCAGCGATCCGATGGACCTGATGACCTCGACCGACACGGTACCATCAGGTTCGATGAATTGATCCCATGCCGGATCCGTTCCCGCCCTGGCTGGCGCGCGTCGCCGGTGACCCCGTCTATGCCTGGGCGGTTTCGGGATGGGAGCGCGCCGCCACTGTCGAGGGCGCCTGGTTCGACCATGCCAAGGCCGACGCTGTCATCGCCCGCTGGCCGACCATCTTCCGGCTGACGGACGACCGCTTCAAGGGTATCCCGTTCCGGCTGCTGCCCTGGCAGGAGCTGACGGTCCGCCTGCTGATCGGCTGGAAGAAGCCGATCGACGTCATCGACGCCGCGACCCACGCGCCATCCCGCGTGCAGGTCCGCATTTTCCGCCGACTGGATCTCTGGATTCCGCGCAAGAACGGCAAATCCGAATTCCTGGCTGCGCTCGGCGTGCTGTTCTTCGTGCTGGAGAAGCTGCCCGGTGGGCAGGCCTTCGTGTTCGGTCGCGACGAGGATCAGGGCCGCATCCCGTTCGCCAAGATGCGTGCGATGATCGAGGTGGCCGAGGGTGTCGCCGAGGATGCCTCGGGCAACCGCCGCATCACATTCACGCGCAATTCGATGATGGTCCGCGAGACCGGCGCCATCTGCCTCCTCCTCACCGGCTCGCCCGATGGCAAGCACGGCAAATCGCCCTCGCTGATCCTGGGCGATGAGATCCACGAATGGGCCACGCGCGAGGTCGCCGATACGCTGAGACAGGGCACGGGCTCCCGCCTGCAGCCGGTCGAGCTCTATGCCTCCACTGCCGGCCGCAAGGAATCGCGCGTCGGCTTCGAGTGGTACGAAGAGAGCCTCGCCATCCTCGCCGGCAGCATCGACGACAGCACCACGCTGGTCGTGCATTTCGCCATCGCGGACGACGACGACTGGGAGGACGAGGCGACCTGGAGGAAGGCGAACCCGAGCCTCGGGCTGACACCGACGCTCGATTATCTGCGCACCGAACATCGCAAGGCGCGCGGACGCCCGGTCCGCGAGGCGCTGTTCCAATGCTATCACCTGAACCGCTGGGTCGATCAGGTCGGCGGCTGGCTGCCGAAGGCGAAGTGGCAGGCCTGCTCAGGAGCGCTCGATGGCTGGCGGACACTCGTTGAACGCGCCCGAGGCCGGCGGGCCTGGGGTGCCTGCGACGTTTCCTCGACCCGCGACATCACCGCGCTGGTCTGGCTGTTCGAACCGGACGAGGATGATCCGCATTGGCTTATCCTGCCACGCTTCTGGGTGCCGGAGGCGACGCTGACTGAGCGGGCCGAGACCGACCGGCGCGTCGACTGGCACGCCTGGGCCCGCTCCGGCGCGCTGGAGACGACGCCAGGTGATGCCGTCGACCAGAACTTCGTGGCGAAGGCCATTCAGGACGGGTTCGCGGCGTTTGATCCCGTTCTGTTCGGCTTCGATCCGTGGAATGCCCGCAAGCTTGCCGGCGACCTCCAGGCCGATGGCATTGACGCGGAACGCATGATCGAGGTGCGGCAGGGGCATCGGACGCTCGCCGAGGCCACCGCGCGGTTCGAGCGGATGGTCTTCGCCGGCGAGGTCGATCACGGCAATCATCCGGTGCTGGCCTGGATGGCAAGCCTCGCCCGCGTCCGCTTCGATGCCAACCTCAACTATGTGCCCGACAAGAAATCCAGCCGCGACAAGATCGACGGCATCGTCGCCACCGTCACCGCGCTCGCCGTCGCCCTGTCGGAGCCAGAAAGCGACGCTGTCGTCGGTGGGTTCGTCGAATAACGCCGACGACTTTCGAAAGAGGCCCGAATGTTCGGCTGGCTATTTGGCAAACCCCCAATCCCGGCCGAGCGCAAGGAACCGACCATCGAGGCCTCCTCGGTCGCGGTGACCTCCTCGACCGGCCGCTGGGAGGACTTGTTCGGCCCACGCGTGTCCGTCGCCCTGTCGCCGGATGTCGCGATGCGGCACGCCACCGTCTGGCGATGCGTCTCGCTCATCTCAGGTATCGGCGCGGCGATCCCGATCCATACCTATCATGAGGACCCCGACGGTTCGCGCTCGCCCACCGACAGCCACGCCGCCGCCCGGCTGCTGGCGCTGCGGCCAAATCCGCGCATGTCGCGCTCGGTATTCTGGCGGCGGATCTACAGCCAGATGCTGTTTCGCGGCAATGGCTACGCCTGGATCGAGCGCCGTCTGAACGGTCAGCCGATGGCGCTGTGGCCGGTGCCATACGAGCGCTGCTCGGTCGATCTGATGTCGGATGGCTCGGCGCGCTATCGCATGTGGCTCGACGACATGACCGAGATCGTCGCGCATCAGGATGACGTCCTGCATTTTCCCGGCTCATCGGTCTGGGACATGCAGGGCCTTAGGTGCAAGACGCCGATGCAGGCGATGGCCGCGACCGTGGCGATCGGGCTCTCGGCCGACAAATACGCGCAGGCCTATTTCGACAATGATGCGACGCCGCCGATCTATATCTCCTATCCCAACAAGTTCCAGAGCGGGCCAAAGCAGGGCGAGGACATCCGCGATTACTGGAAGCGCCAGTTCGGCGGCGAGAACCGGCATTCCGGCCCCGCCGTGCTCGATCAGGGCGGCGAGGTCAAGCAGCTCGATATCTCCGCCGAGGACGCGCAACTTCTGGAGACCCGCCGGTTCTCTGTCGAGGATATCGGCCGCATCTTCGGCGTCCCGCGCTTCTTGCTCGGCATGGATGAGACCTCGTGGGGCTCCGGCATCGAGGCGCTCGGCATCGGCTTCGTGACCTACACGATGGATCCGCATTTCGTCGCCATCCAGGACGAGTGCAACTGGAAGCTCTTCGGCACCTCGAAGACCTTCTGCGAATACGACCGCGACGCGCTGATCCGGGGCGACATCAAGGCCCGCGCCGAGGCCGACCGGCTGGCGCTCGGCGGCTCCGCCGGCCCCGGCTGGGCGACGCAGAACGATATCCGCCGCTCCCGCAACATGCGTCCCGTGCCGAACGGCGACAAACTGACCGACTGGGCAGCGGTGAAGCCGCCGGCCAGCGACATTCCCGCCGACCCCGCAGCGCCGAAGGCACCACCCAAATGACTTCGATCCTCACCCTGTTGACGGCGAACCGTGGCCGCGCGCGCCTCGAGGTCCAGGCGAGCGAGACCGAGACGACGGTCTATCTGTTCTCGGCCATCTCGAACTGGGATTTCGACCCGGAGGACTGGTGCCAGTCGTTCGCCGCGATTGCGACGCCGACGATCCACCTGCGCATCAATTCACCCGGCGGCGATGTGTTCGTCGCGCGCACCATGGCGACCGCGATCGCCAATCATCCAGCCACCGTCATCGCCTATGTCGACGGCTACGCCCTGTCGGCTGCGTCCTTCCTTGTCATGTCCGCCGATGAGATCGTGATGTCATCCGGCGCCTTCCTGATGATCCACAATCCCTGGACAATGTGCCTCGGCGATGCCGCCGAGATGCGCGCCACGGCGCAGGTGCTCGACAAGATCGGCGCGTCGATCGCCGCCGACTACGCAACCCGATCGGGCCTCGGCGTGCCCGAGGTACTGGCGATGATGGAGGCCGAAACCTGGCTCTCGGCCGATGAAGCCGTCGCCAAAGGCTTCGCCGATTGCGTCGTCGAGACGGCAAAGCCGAAGCAATCAGCCGAGGCGCCGTCGAACCGCTGGGATCTCTCTGCCTATGGGCAGGTGCCGAAGGCGGTCACCGACGCGCTCGCGGCGCCCGTCGCTGAGCCAGATGATGCCGCCTTCGCCGAGCTGGCGATGAGCCGATCACGCGCGGAGGCGAGGCTGGGGCTGTATATGCGGAGGGGTGGGGGAGGGTGAAGCATTGTCAGCTATATGGAATTACGAATCCCGAATACGAACCGTCATCGTTGTTTTTACAGCGTGCTCGAAATTTGGAATTGGAGCGCGCTGCAATCATGGCCATCCCGTTGCATTACAATTTAAAGATTGAGCGCCTTTTTTGCAGCCTCAGTGGCAACACCTATTCCAACCTTGGATGCAGCTTCCCAAACCCAGTCCCCTGCCTTTTTCATATATTCGAGCGTCGCGGCTCCATCTCCTTTTTTTGCCGATTTTCCGGCAGCTAAAAGATATTCAATTGAAGTATCTTGGGCCTCTTCAACTGCCTTCGGTTTCAACACAGTATACAAATGCTCTATCTCGTCTGCAAGTTTAGCTATCGAAATATTTCCCGCATTCTCATTCCAAACTTGGCTAAAATTATTTGCTTGTGATTTGTCACCAACAGCACCGATGTTGCCACCCTTTATTTCATATTTTGAACCCATGTAAACCTCCTGTGAGCCCGTAGTTGATATCGGTCGATTTATGCTTCGAACGAACATTGCAGTTGCGACCACCAATATAATCAATAGAGCTGTACATATTGACAAAAGAAGCAAGTATTCAAGTGGTAGCGGAGGAGTATATAGTCCAATGTCTGTTGAAATTATGCTTGGAAAAAATTGTAGTGCTAGAAAAATGCAAGCGGCAACCACAATATACCTGCGCTTGATGGCCGTTATTTGGAGCACGAAATTCAAAGCTATTCCTAATAACAAAATTCCGTCGATATCTGTTATTGCTACCATTGCTGTCATTTGAATTCCCGACGTCCACTCAACGAGCGCAATCGCGAAAAAGACTAGCAATATACAGTTAACTAAGGTGTCTCGAAGCTTCTTCTTCATTGCACGAGTCTCCAGATATCCCCATCGCCAGCAGAGCAACAGAAATATGGCTTCAAGCGCGGCCCACACTGATAGAATGGGAGTAGCATGAGTAAGAACCTGAATATAAAAAAGACCGCCTACATAAATTGATAGCTTTGCTGTGCCATGAACCATTGCTGCAATTTGAATCCTAAACAGTCGCCTAGATAGCGCATTCAATAT